CCAAACAGCCGCCTGCAGCCGGGCCAAACGTGCGGAGATCAGGCTTTGAAAAAATAAACGGGGAAAACGGGGTGGTGCGCGCTGTGGGACTCGAACCCACACTCCCGAAGGATGGGGATTTTAAGTCTTTTTGTACTGGTGCGGGCGGCGGGACTTGAACCCGCACTGCCTTGAAAGCAAAGGGGTTTTAAGCCCCTCGTGTCTACCGTTCCACCACGCCCGCGTGTCGTATTTGGGGGCCGCGACACCGTGTCACGACACGGGGAGCCTCCGTGTCGGCAGTCTTAGTCGGCTTCATGCACGATCTCAACAAGGCGTTGTTGCCCTGCCTCGTCGAGCCCGGCGCACCGGCCCAGCTCACGGGTGTTGTCGTGGTTCAGGTTCAGGAGGGTGGCGAAGCTGGTACACAGCAGGTCCCTCTGCTCGGGGGACGACTGCGTGCCCATGAGGATGCCCATGCCCAGGGTCTGGATGTCGGTGGTGATAGGTGTCTTGTTCATTTGATCTCCTTTGTGTGCTTCGCGACCAGCTCCACCAGCCACGGCTCTGCTACGTCGTCGAGGGTGACACTGTCCATCCACGGCCAGTGTATGAAGCCGCCACCCTCAGTGAATAGCCCGGCCAGCTCCTTGAAGGCAGCCTCCCAGTCAACAGGCTTGTCGCTCATTGTTCCATTGCCTCCACTGCTGAGACCAGATGCTCCGTCGCGAGGTGGACGTAGCGCATGGTCGTGTTGATAGATGTGTGCCCCATCCACGCCTTGATGACCTGGAGGGCGACCCCGCGCTGGGCCATGCGGGATGCACAGGTGTGGCGCAGGGTGTGGATGGTCACGTCGTCCAGCTCCAGCTTCCGCCGAGCGGTGACGAAGATGCGGTACAGTGCGTCGTAGTTCAGGGAGAACAGCAGCGACCGGCCAGCCTCCTTCGCCTGCTCTGTGTACTTGGCTGCGATGGTCTCCGCGCGAGCCGTGAGGTAGATGCTCCGTGCCTTGCCGCCCTTCCCGTCAGTGACGAGTAGCTGCACCTTGCCGGTACGGTCTCGCACCATGTGGTGCACCTCCACGGCCAGTCCCTCCTGCTGCACACGCAGGCCGGTGTCGATCAGGAACAGGCAGATGTCCGCTGCCTCCTCGCTCACGTACCGGATCAGGGCGTCCAGTTTGGCCTCCTCCTCCGCCGTCAGGAAGCGGATACGGTTGGCGACCTCACGCACCCGCTTGATCTGCGGCATGGATGTGATGGCCCCCTCGTCGATGGCCTCCTTGAACATGACACTCAGGGCACTGAGCTTCCGGTTGATCGTGCCGTCTCCGTTACCCTTGGCCACGAGGTGTGCCTTGTAGGCACGGATGTCCGCCACCGTGAACTCGACCAGCAGTTTCTCACCGAAGAAGTCGATGGCTGCCTTGGCGTTCTTCAGCTGGGTGAGCGGCGCGCGTTGTTTGTCCCAGCGTTTCAGGGCGAGGTCGAGTGCGTCCTGAAGCGTGCGCACCTTGCCGTGCTCGTTTACCCCGCCCTCACCGTCTGCTTCCTGCAGCTGCTTGAGCCGGGCGTGTGCCGCCTCGAATGTTTTGAATGAGCGACGGTGCCTAGTGCCGGATTGATCGGTATAGTCAACAGTATAGGCGCCGGTGTCCTTCCGCTGGTGCATCCCAGCGGGCAGCGTTTCAGTCTTACTCATGGGTTCCCCCCTAGTTTGGAGCCAGTGCGTCAAGCAAGGTGCGGACCATCATCTCGCCACTTGCCGTCAACACAGGTATCTTCCTTCGGTCGTCGTTCGGGTCAGGCTCGTAAGCGACCCAGTCCATGCCCTTCCTGTAAGCGCCACGGCCACCTTGTCCAAGCCGCCTCACCGCTACACTCGCCCCACTCCGGTCCAGGCCCAGGCGCTCCGCATGTTCCCCTTGCCCGATATGTTCCGAGGCAATGGATAGTAGCAGAGCTACGTCCGTCACCACCGCCCCCGGCATCTGCTCCATGAAGAGAGCCAGAGCCCGACGAGCCCGCAGAGCCCGTGCCTTTTCCTCGGCGCTTAGACGCTCGGCGTGAGAGGATGATCTCCCACCTCCCATTCGTCCAGCGCTGTCCCCGTTCTTGCTCATTGTCGATTGCCTCCTTCTTCCAGCCCCGACCGAAATCATTGCACCATGAGACTAATACGCTTCCTCTTCCAAGGCGGATTAGCATAACCCCATTGACAAACTGCAGTTCCATTCCTGCTGCATTTACGTGCATTACTTATACCCTTTGTTCACCATCTGCAATGGTTGATTAATTCCGACAGTCCCATCACCGTCGCATGGGTCCCTTCAACAAGGTCACCCGTTAACACCTTGACAACAGATACCGGCAAGTTGCTCAGGTCTCTGCCCTTCAGCGCTCACGTTTACAGTGCACTGCTCATGCAGCCCTCCGATCGCCCACGTCGCGGACCACTGAGGAGGCACCGAAGCGTGGGTTGTAGAGGACCACGTTGCCCTCCACCGTCTGCCCGATGCGGTACTTCTTCCGTGCCAGCTTACGCGCCTGGCCCCGGTATCCGTGTTGAATGTGGGACACGCGCACTTCCTCTCCCTGTTGAAGTGCACGCGCCGTCGCCTTGAGTGTCAGCATGGGATGATCTCCTCCAAATCTGTTGCATCACTGTCGATCTCTTTGCCGTGGCCCTCGTCCATGATGACGTCGCGCCACTCGCTACTCAGCTCAGCCTCACTCTCAGCCTCCACCTCGATCTCGTAGTAGGTGCGGATGCTGGTGCGCAGTTTGAACTTCGGCATGATCTGCCTCCTTACTGGTCTGCGTGGATGTCGATGTCGGGCGAGAGGATTTCGACGCCGTCGTACACGTCGTTGTCGAACAGCACTCCGCTCACTTCCGAATGATGGGTGAGACCTTCGACCTTCTCGGTCAGGTCATGATCCGAGGCGACGTTGAGCGTCAGCTTCAGGGCGTACGCTCTCGCCTTCTCGAGGGTGGAGAACGCAGCGACGTGGCTGTCGTTTCCGAGGCTGGTCTGTAGCACCACATAAACTGTCTTCATGGTTCCCTCCTAAGCTGTGATCCAATCGTCTTCCGATGCGTCCGGGTACTTGGCGCGCATCTCCACCACCACCTGCGATGCCTGCTCAGCGGTGAGGTACTCGTACTCCTCGAGAATGTTGATCTCGCCGGTCCACTCCGGGTCGTCCGTGTCCTCGGTCTCCCGTACACAGACGTCCCAGTATTCCACCTCCTCCCGAGGGGCGAGGCCGTCGCTCCCGTCCGGCATCTTCTTCATGCCGTACACCTCGATCTCCTTGAACTTCTTCGCAGCCATCAGAAGCGCTCCTCATTGGATGATTGATTGATGATGTCCTCGACGTGGCGGAGGATGCCGCCCTTCCCGGTACAGGCGTGGCACTCGAGCACGTCACGCACCTCAGCCAGAGGGGCAAGGATCAGGTTCATCACCCGGTACGCTGCCTCCCATGACACGAAGTCACCGATGGCCTCGGCCTCTCCTCCGTACACCCCGTACAGGGACCAGAAGTCTGGCTTCTCACCTGACGCCTCGAGCGCTTCGAGTGATGGTTGCAGGATGCGCTCGACCCCACCGTTCTTCGTCTTACGTACGGGCCAGACCTCGTAGTATTCGTAGCCATTGGTCATGTCTTAGCTCCCTTCGCTCTCAGGTTTGCGCGCCACCGGGTCAGCTCCAGAGGGAACCGCTTAGGTACAGGTGCCACGTCGCAGCTGGTGTCGTTGAAGTGGGTGGGCAGCACCCGGTCAGGCCCAGTCAGGTAAGCCCATGACCGGCAGACCAGATCGCCGTAGCTGAACACATCTCGCACCAGCACGAGGCGCTTGGTGTAACCTTCCTCGTCCTCGAGCAGCTCGCTTACGTGGTAGTTCTCCAGCTTGTCGCGATGGTTGTGGTCAACGATGTCCCCGTCCTTCGACACGGTCTCGATGCACCATTCGTATACTGTCTGCTTGCCCCTCATGCTGCACCTGCTTGGGTGATGGCGATGTTTTCCTCAGCCGTCCGGCGTGGCGAGTGCACCCCAGTGCTGCAGGTCCACAGCTTGGAAGCGTTGCGCCAGTCAGCACCCAGCTCAGCCAGCTGCACACCGTCCCGCTTGATGTCCTCGTACTTGCACCAGTCAGCGAACGGCATGGCTGTGAAGTAGCGTTCCTCCCCGCCAATCATGCGGGTGGTGAGACCCTCGAACTGGTCACGGTCCTCCGCCTTCACCTCCCCCATGTAGCCCAGTGCAGCCACCTCCTGCAGTGTCACCGGGTGGCACAGTGTAGCTTCCCGCCGAGCGCGGCTGTCGCGGTGTGATCCGAGGAGGAGGATTGTCTCCTCGAATTGCAGGGCGTAGCCGATACGGTTCAGCACCCGTCCCTCGTAATCGCTCAGGGTCACCATGTAGCTGCGCTCAGGCTTGCCTTTGTAGACGCCATGTAGGTCCACCACCTTGATGCCTGCCCTTGTCAGGTCACTGATGATCCCCGCCTCGATGGCGTCAGGGTCGGTATGGTCAGCGGCGTACTCACTCACCGCGAAGATCACCACGGGCATCGCCCGGCGTGACCACGGCTGGATGCCACCGGGGTTGTTGTCCTCAATTTGAATGGCGTTGGTCATGGGTTGGTCTCCTTATGTGTGTATGTGATGGTTGCCAACTGTGGCTACCTGTCAACAATCAATTTGCAATCACGGCGGAATGGTAGCGTGAAACCACGTCTCCACTCTCCCACTTGGCCGGTCTCAGGGTGGCGACGTAATCGCACCAGCTATTCCAGAGGGCCTCGCACCCTCCCAGGCGATCGACCGCCGCGTGATACTCGTCACGAATGGCCTGCTTAGTGGCCTCTGTTTTGGCCCCCTTGTAGCGTGCCGCAGCGAACCGGTTAGGGTTGATGTCCAGCCGCTTCATGTTGTGGGTATCAAGGCACCCACTCACACCGAAGCACAGCTGCACCATGAAGCCAGCCTTCACAATGCCAAGGCCGGGAAGCTCAGCGAACACAGCCAGCAGGGCATCGCGTCCCGCCTCTTTACGGGCCATCGCGATTGCATACATGCTGTCCACATTGGCCGGGTCAGCCAGCCACTGCAAAGCCGTCCGCTTACTGGCGAAGGCGTAGCGAGACGCCTCCCCTTTTTCCTCAAAGTCAGCCTTGATCTCACCCACCTGCTCGAGGGGCTGCTGTATGGTAGCGAGCACGAAACGGTATACCCCTGCCATGTTCTCAGGCGAGGCTTGCGCGTACTCCGCAATCAGTGCTTGGTCACGTTCAAACATTGCCGGTTTCCTCCGGGTACAGGAAGGCGTTCACTTCCTCATTGATTTCATCGAGCCATTCGTGCACCGCCTTGGCGCTGATGAAGCGCTCCTCAACGTAGCCCGTGTCCCATGCACACCAGTAGGTGCCGACGTTGCCCCACCGGTCATAGATAAGGGCGGGAGTATCCGCGCCGGGATCGTCAGGGATCACCTTGTCGGTGTCCAGCTCAACGCGGTACCCGCAAGGGCCTTGCAGTGTGCGTTTCATAGGGTCTCCCCCCTCTCCTTCAGGTACTCTTCAGCCTCGCCAATGGTCACGCATTGCGGCGTTGCCTTCTCCCCCAGCACCTCCCCTGTTTTCATGTCCACAAGGGCCAGCTTATTCAGCTCTGGCGCGTACCGGTGCCGCTCTAGGCGGACTGTTGCCTTGCGCTTAGCCATGCTTCACCGCCTTTCCGATTGTCTGCTCTTGATAGGCCGGGAATATGCCCGTGTACTTGGGCATCCACGCGACCTTGACGTGCACCTTGTCGCCTATGATTTGCAGGCTTTTGATGCGTCTCACCTTGCCTCCCACTAGGAGGAAGTCCCCGACGTTCCATGCGTGGGCAGGAAGGCGGGCTGGTGTGTAGTGTTTCGGCATTGCTGCCTCCTTCAGTGAACAGAGGAAAGGGGAAGGCGTTGCCTCCCTCCCCTAACCGTTGGTCACTCTGGGTAGACCGCGCTGTAAATCGCGTTCATAGCCTCATTGTCGGTATGGTCTGCCAGCAGCTCGCTACCGTCCGCCGCGTTGCCCCATATCAGGTACAGCTCGCCTGTGGGTTTGTTCGCCCCCTTGCGTAGTCTGAGGGTGTCGCTATCGGTCTCCCCCACCGCGTCAAAGATTGCGTCGAAGTCGTCTGACTGTTTCACAGCCCACTCCTCCCCGTCATGCACGCTCACCGTGTACCCCTGCTTGAGGCACTCGCGGATAACGCGCTTGGCGACTGCGGCCTCGCCGGGCCTGCTCTCTGGCTTGTACATAAATGTCTCCTATTGCCTATTGTGGGAGGTTGTCAACAATCTGGGCAAAGATAGAACCCACTACCCCCACCCAGACTGCCAGCCCGAAGGCGCTTAGTGCGATGGCTTTCATGGTTTCCTCCTTAGTTGGGTGCCTGCATGGCACGGATTTCTGCTTTGAGTGCGCGCATACGGTCTTTGATCTCGTCGTGCTGCTCCCAATCTTCCGTCTGGTACAGGTCATGTTTCAGCTCGCGCAGCTGGCGCTGCTTGCCCTCAACCGTGTGGAAGTAATCGCGTTGGCTCATGCTAGACATAGTGTTTCGCCTCTCCTTAAGGCTCATCAGACGGGCGGCTGATGCAGGTTGCTTATCAAGCCCGTGACACTAGTGTCGTCCCCTCGCCGGTCTCATATCTCCGTTACTCCCCTACAGCCGAGGGAGGGGCACTTGCCCGCTGAGACCAAACTAACAACCCCGTTCTGTCACTCGTTAGGTGACTGAGGGTGCCCACCTTAGTGCCCAAATGCGGGGCTAATCCGAGGAGGTGATTTGGCGGCCTCGGGTCGGTAAGGCGTTTCCGTCCTGCCGACGATTTGGAGATAACCACAGCTGTTGACGATTGCCAACAAAAAAATGCACGTTAACCGAAGAAAGTTCACAAGCCGATGAAAACATTGAGGTTTTTTCTTGCATCAGCCGGCCCATTAAGCGTGACGATCACCAACAGTAACCGTCTGTTAACCGAAAAAATCGCCCATATGCGCGCACAAGCACACACACATCGCGCCCGCGCACAGAGCGGAACCCCGCGCATACACACGCGCAGGCACACCCAGGCGCACACGCGCAGGCCCGCCGCGACGTGCGAGGGATATGCAATCCGTTGGCAAGGCCCGTGGTTGTTGGGGATCGAGCGCAGGCGTGTCGCGTACGCGTGTCGGCAGGCGCACACAGGCGTGCCCATGCGTGTACGTGCGCAGGCGTGCGTGTGTCGCGCTCATATGCGTGCCCGCCCCCACGGGGGGTATCTCACTCTCTCCGCTATACTTCTGTACCTCGAAAATATGACCCCCAAACATCGCCCTCAGTGTCCCCCTCAGAGGAACGCTCAGGATGCCCCAGGAGAGGCAGTAAGGAGGGCCGGTCAGTTGGTACCGGAGAGACCCGTGGAGCGAGCCCGTCGCGCGCGTATGCGTGCTGTTGGCCCGCCCCGTAGGTGGATCTGATTACTCAGCGAACGCCTGCTCCAGGAAGCGGTAGAAGACGTCGCCGTAGCCCACGTCAGCGGCTGCCGGAACGGCCTCCTGGGAGATGGGGAAGTTGCCGATCTCGTTGACACGGAACTTGGCGGTCGTGGTGCCCACTCCAGCGCCTGTCACGAGGCGAACGTAGGGGCGGACATAGGGGTATGCGTAGCGGCCATCAGCGGAGACCACTGCAGCGGCTTCACCGAGAGCGACCACATCAGCGTAGGTGACGCCGTCTGCGCTATCCTGCAGCTTCACGTCAGCGGCACCCGTGAAGGCTGCGTCGAGGAAGAGGAGGAACTGAGCGCTGCCGGTGAAGTGGGAGACCGGGGAGGTCGTGCCTTCGTTTGCAGCAGCCAGCTTGGTGATGACATTGTTGGACATGAGGGTGTTTCCAGTTGGTAGGGGTTAGCGGTTGCGGTTGAGGATGTTGGGGTTGCCAGGCATCTGACCGATCACGATGTGGCCAGTGTTGGGGAGCCCTTCGCGGGTCCCTTCAAAGATGCCGTACAGGAACTCCTCGATCTCGAACTCGATGCGGCGCTCCTCGGAGGCGATCTCCAGGGTGCCGGTGGCGAGGTCCAGGCGGTCCTCGTAGTATTTGACTGCGAGACCCAGGACGTCGATGCGGTCATCGTGAGGCAGAGAGTTCTTCTCGAAGGTGATGCGGGAGAGTTGGTAGGTGAGAGAGTAGTATCTCTTCCCCTCCTCCCCGACTGCCTCCTCACGGTCCTCGTTGACGTCCAGAGAGAACACCTCGTGGTCCTTCTCCAGGGCCTCCCTGTCGACGACAAGGCGGTGGCCACTGATGACAGGCTCCAGGGCGGAGATGATCCGGCGTTCCTTCTGGGTGGTGACCCGTTCGGTCTCCACGGTGCAGTGCACATGAGGCTTCAGGAGCTGGGCGAACATGCCCTGGCCGAAGTTGTCCTCGACCACGATAAGGTTCACGCGGTTCACTGCTGCGATCTTCCCCAGTTTCTCCAGGACTGCCTCGTCATAGCCCCCTGCAATACCCCCGAAGGAGGTCAGGAAGAGGCGTCCGTTGAGGAAGCGGAGGATACAGTAGGCGGTTTCGTCAGAGCCTCGGCCAGAGGGGTCGATAGCCATGAGGGAGAACTGCCAGGGGACCCAATGGTCACTGAGAAAGGCAGGCTTGTGCAGCCTATCCCCTTCCATCCCGAAGTGCTCCAGGTCCTCGATCGCGTATTCCTTCGAACCGGCCCATGCCAGGCTCTCGGGTCCCTTCTCAGGGTCCCCACAGGAGGTCACGACGAGGTCGTTGAGCTTCAGAGGGAAGCGGTTAGCGTCCCCTGCTCGGGTATCCAGCATGAACTGGAGGGCGAAACCAATGGAGCCGTACGAGAGACGGCGGACAGCGATGTCCTCATTGGAGAAGCGGGTGGGCTCCACAGTCTTACCGGCGAGTTCCGGCCTGCGGATCACTGCATTGCGCACTGATGGGGCCAACTGAGAGCCCCAGATCGTGTCCAGCTTGGAGGGATCGGGGAACAGGATGGGCCAGATGCGCGTAGCGTAGCCACGAGTGGACAGTGTGGAGTAGATGGAGCTTTCAGTCTGGGGCGTACCCAGGTACTTGATGACCGCGTCGGCATTGTCAGGGCGCAGAATAGCGTCAAATTCCCTGATCTGCTCCCGCAGCTTCTCCCGTTTGGTCTCCGTGTCGGAGTTACGGGGGACCTCCACGTCGTCCGCGACGATAACATCAGCACGGCCACCCGTGATCTGACCAGTGATACCCTTAGCTTCCATGCTGGGCTGCTGGTCAGGTCTGTCCTCAGCGGGTCCCACGTCGAAGCCGAGTGAGGATTGCCGCTGGTTGGGCTTGGGGCGGAGGTGCCGGAGGCGTTCCCAGCGCATGATGATGTCCAGACAGAAGCGTGTGAACTTCGCTGCGCGGTTACCCGAGGCGGATACGACCAGGATCAGGAGCTGCGGGTCGCAGTAGAGCCGCCACAGCACGTAGGCTGCGGTGATCCACGACTTGGCAGCACCCCGGAAAGCCTGGATGATGTCACGCTTGGGGCCATGCTGCAGGTGATACGCGATGTCCAGCTGCAGGGGTGTCGGTTTGGGCAGGCCGAGGAACCGCCACATGGCCACCAGGAAGTTCCTGAAGTCAGCCTTGAGCGGGTCCCCGGTTACTGCGCCCGTTTCGGAGGCCGGTAGGGCCAGCGCACGGGACGAGGTGGATGTTTCCATACTGATTAGTGGAAGCTATCCAGTGGAGTTTCGGGATCGTAGGTGTCATCTGCCCCGAACATGACTTCCTCTTCGGGAGTTTCGAGCAGTTCCTTCGATCGTTCTTGCATTTCTCCGAGTACGGAGTGTGGGATCAGTTCCTCTACCTCCTTCGCGACCTTCAAAAGCACAGTGTAGTCCGAGGCGCTGGCCGTTCCGTCCTGAGCCTTCGCAAGAAGGTTCTGGAGGGTGCGGATACGCGCCTCGTCCACGTACTTCCTCAGCGTGTCCCAGTCGGGCATCACGAAGGGGAGGTTCGACGGGGCGTCAGACATCAGCGTGTCTGCGTCCAAACGGTTACGAGCACGCCGAACGTGGCGACGATCCCAGCCAGGAGCCCACCACCACCCCACAGGGCAGCAATAGCACTCTCGACCTTACGAATACGCGGCTCGTGGCCTGCGAGCTGGGACAGGATCACGTCCAGCTTGGTCTCAACCCTCACCATTCGAGAGGCGGGGTCGTCAGCGGTAGGGATGTTGAAGGGTTCAGATGGCATTACTCGTCTGTTATGGTTGGGAGGATTGGGATAGCGGGGTCCCATCCGGTTGGGATGAGCATGGTGACAGGGATTTGCTCACCGGAGACGGAGCGCAGGACCTGCATGATGACCTGTGTGGTAGTCACCTGACCAGTCTCGGAGAATGAGACCTCCTGCCCCACCTGGGTGGTGTCCTGACTACCCTCGTCAGACAGCGTGACTTGCTGACCTAACTGGGTTTCCCACGCCTCGGTTGTGGCAACGTCCACAGATATGGTCAGGGCGTCGAAGTGGATGCGCACCCCGGTGGTGGTAATCCTGTAGCGCGCGAGCCTCACTCGGACGTAGGCGGCGTCTGTCGGGATTGGCGCGCTTGCTGCGTGCTCTCCCCAGGTCTCTATTCCGAACAGGGCGTACGGGTCAATCTGCGACACAACAGGCGTGCCTATGAGGGCGTCACCGCTGTCGTAGAAGTCGAACTGAACGTGAGAGTACGCAGCACCTGTACTTGCCGACTGCCTTGTCTGGACGGACAGCAGCAGGTCCACGCCCCACCACGCCGGGTCGATGGTTATGTCCTGATACACACCAATGTGGTTACCAGCATCTGGGTTGCCAGCGTTCAGGTAGTAGGAACCGTCGTACGGACCCGGTGAGGATGTGGTCACCACCGGGGCAGCGTAAGTCGCGCCTGTCGAGTATGCTGTCCACCCTGTTAGGTCACCCGCCTCAAAGGACGGGTTGACCACAGTTACGGGCAGAGGCATCAGGTCACCTCAACGCCGAACTTGGATGCGGTGATACCACCGACTGTCCACTCGATACCCGTGTTTGGGTCCACTGCGAACAGATCGTCGTTTGCGGCGTAGGTGTCCAGAAGCGACCGGCTGGTGCCTGCCACCTCAGTAGCCCCGGAGGACAGGACAACCTTCTGCGACTTCGCATCGGCACCCTCCTTACGGGAGACGTGCAGGATGGACACGCCGTGGATTTTACGCGGAACAGTGGACAGACCAGCACCGGAGGAGAACACAGCGCGGTGACCGGTCGTGGCACTTGAGATAGCAGTGACGTCTCCGTCGTGACCGGTAGCGTCGTCGACACTCTCGTAACCTGTCACCTCGGCGCCTTCGATCGCGAAGTCCAGTTCCTCATCGGCAGTGGGTGGGCGCCATTCAATACGGCTGTCACCAAGGCGAGAGTTCGCCTCAGAGCCAGTCTCGTCCAGCGCGTAAAAGTCGTCGTAGGACGCCTGCGTGTTCTCACGACCACTCTTTGCGCAACCGAAGTGCACCTCAGAGATAGCTGCGGGGCCGTCCGGGTTGGGAAGGAGGTTACCGTAGTAGGCCACTGCAAGCTCGTTGTTCACGAACACCTGCATCGTCCCGGTACCAGCGACCGGCATAGACACCTCGATGAAGTACCACTGGCCCAGCTGCAGGAAGTGGGTGACGCTCGTGGCGACTGGAGCGTTGCTGTCGAACTCCCTGATCTCAACGTAGCCAGCACCGTTCACGCTCACGGTCATGTGCGGGTACCCGGCAGAGCCAAGACTAAACAGGGCTCGCTCGTTGTTCTCGAGGCTGTCCACACGGATGGCCACACCCATGTGCACCGTACCGGATGTGACAGCCTGGTCGAACAGGACGGCCACACCGAGGGAGCCGAAGGAAGACCTGGCGAGGTTCAGGCACTTACCCCCGAGACGACCCGCAGTGAGTGTGATGTCACTGGAGGAGCCGATCGTTCGGAATTTCTTGCCAGCTCCGAGGGTCGCCAGCGAGGCACACCAGTCGAAGCCTTCAATAGCGCGAAGGGCCATTATGCAGTCCTCTTGAGTTTGGTGGTGATGCCGAAGTGGCGGAAGGTCAGATCAGCAGATGTGACTACGTAGGAGATCGTATCGCCTGCCACGAAGGTCACGTCTGCGGGCACGTTGAAGGTGCCGTCAGAGCTTCCGGCGAGGAAGGTAACAGTGCCGACCTCTACGTCATTCTTCCGAATGCTGACCACTGCGGGTAATGAGGATGGCGGATAGAGTGCGTCGGCTTCAGACCCAGGGGCATCCTGCTCGAGGAGGAGCGGACGGACCACCGGGAAGTGAGCGACAGTGTCATCCACCTGCGGGTTGTACGGGACAGAGACAATCGCGTCGTACTGGTAGGCGATCGCGGAGGCGACCACGCGGATTTCTGCGAGAGCAGCGATGATCTCAGCGAGAGCAGCTCCGACCTCAATCGTGCTGTCCTCGAGACCCGCACCAACGTCGAACACTTCCTGCATGATGTACAGCAGCTGCGTGTAGACGAGGTTCAGCTCTTTGCTCTTGAGCACCGACTTACCCTGGATGTAGGCAAGCAGGTCGTCACTCGGGGTCTTGCGCTGGAATGAAACCGCAGCGCCGTTCGCAGGGGCCACCGAGAAGGTGATCTGCGATGGTGAGGTGAAGCTGTAGGCTACGGCCTCACCGCCCACAGACACAAGGACGTGGGACTGGTTGATATAGGGGAACGGAACCGAGAACGAAGTCGTAACTCCGTCCCCGGTCCACGTCGCAATGGAGTAGAAGGACATTATTTCCTGTACGTACGGAGGAAGTCAGTGTAGACCGTGCGTTGTTTCTCACGGCCCGTCTCAGGGATCGGGTCAGACCCGGCTTCGGTGGCTTTCTTCTTCTTGTCGATCTCTTCACCCAGAGCATCCTGCAGCGCAGGCGTTTCCAAGATGAGGGCGTTGCGCGCCTCCTTCTTGTACTTGCTCATGATGGAGCCGATCTTCTCGAGGCGAGTACCAGCCACACCCTCCTGCCCGTCAGTCAGCTCATTCCGGTAGTAGTCGGAGGAGATGAGGGCGTTGAGGGTTTCCTCTAGCGTCAGTCCGCTGGGGTTGGGGGTGAGGTCCGTGCCTAGGCGGATGGAACCATACAGCTCCTGCCACCGTGCGTGCACAGACTGCTTACCATCCACGGACTTGATCTTCGTCAGGTCCACACCACGGTACTTCTTCTCGACAGTCTCCTTGAGTTTGCCAGAGGTCAGCAACAGGCGGGAGTATTCCTCACCAAGGTCGCTCGTCTCTAGGCTCGTGCGGGAGACGTTCAGGGTGTTCAGCGGCCAGCCACGGTCGTTGGAGAGCTTACGCCCGAACACGTCGTACTTGTCGTCGACATATTCCTGCAGACCAGGGAGGCGCTTCTGAACGTGGTCGAGCCAGTCATTGGTCACCTTGGCGACCGGGTCAGGAGAAGCGTCGAGCACACCCCCGGCCACGATTGACGGCACGAAGCCACCAGCCTTGGAGCCGAAGAAGCGCTGGATACCTGCATCGCTTCCCTCCTCACCTGCCTTGTCGATGGCCTCGAAGAAGTCACCGAGGGACTGCAGGTAGGTCTTGTCCTTGAGGGAGGACACGAGGGAGGTGAACAGGATGCCTGCTCCGTCCTGGGCCATCTTGGCTAGGTCACCGTCTTCCTCTCCGCTGGCAATCGCACGCATCGTCAGGTCTGCCACCGTAGCGGCCACCTGAATGTGACCGGCGATCGGGTCATTGCGGGAGATACTGTAGTGCTTCCCGTCAGGGGCGATGAAGGAGAACGGCAGGAACTCACCGGATTGCTCCAGCGCACGGTTCTTGCGGTAGTCGCCTGTGCCTGCCCCGGTGAACATACCGGAGAAGCCGAGCATCATGGCCACGGAGTACATGCCGGTGCCGAGAGCCATACGGCCTTCAGCTGCTGCTCGCACCGATGGGTCTGCACTCTTCAGGTCCATGCGGACGTCCTCGAGCACATGGCGAAGACCTGGGGTCCTGCGGATTTGCGTCTTGAGGATGTTGATGGGAGTACGGATGAACGGGGCCAGGAAGATGCGGCTGCCAGGGACAGCCCGGATGGCACGCTCCGTCTTGTAGGACAGGGAGCCAGGATCGAGCCTCTGCTGGAATACAGCTGCGCGGCCTTCTTCAGCCGCCTGCTCAGCGATGATGTTGCCTTTGTCGTTACGCAGGGCCGCGCCGTCTCGATAGACAGTGTCCATCTGAGTGTCGACGTAATCAGCCAGGCGCTTGCCGGAGAGACCGTTGCCGCGACCAACGCGGGCGAATTGCGAACGCTGTCGACCGAGGAACGCCATCTGCCGAACCGTCTCGTCAGTGAAGAGGATGTTGCGGAAGGTGGTGTTGGTCACCCAGTTCATGCCGTTGAGCACCTTGCCAACAGCACTGTCAGACCGGACGGCCAGATCAGCTGCGGAGATACCACCGGCATCTACGTCACCGAGGATGGTGTTGCCCCTGCCCTCGAACCCTTCAAGGATCGGGGTGTTGGACTTCCATGCTCGTGCACCCACACGGACAGCCTCAAAGGTGGAGGCCCATGTGTAGTACAGCTGGTCGATCCCTTCCTGGGCCAGCTCACGGTTCCCCGCGAGGGCACCACCCAGCGCACGCTCGAGCGGCTGCAAGAGGTTCTGCTGGAGGCCACCACCGAAGTTCACCACGAGGGTGCCTGGGGCGGACATGATGGAGGAGGTGTACCAAGTCTCAGCGATGCGCTGTGCACGCTGGAAGGTGGACGGCTCGAGGATACGCGCGAGGCGCTTCGGGTTGCCACGGGCAGAGCGAATGCGACCCGTCAGCTTGTCGAGAGCGTCCTGTGCCGTACCACTTGCGCCGGTTGGGTCCAGAGCGTTGATGAGGTTCGGGTCGTCGATCTCGGCCAGGGCCTTGCTCACCCCGTCGACCTCAGAGAGGACGGCCTTGTGGATGTTCAGGGCACGGGCGATGTTCGAGCTGTAGCCTTTCACGGCACCCTGCACGTTGGCTAGGGTCTGGATGCTGTTCAGCAGCTGGGCCGTGTTCTCACCGGAGCGGTTGTGGGTGAAGGCTTCGGCATTGCGCAGGACGTTGCGACGGGAACTCTCAGCGATCGACCGGAGGGCCGTGAGGGTTGCCGGGATGTCCTGGCCTTGGGATGTCAGGCGCGCCACGTTGGCTGCCAGGGTCGCACCGTCAGTGGTGAACTCCTCGGCCAGCTTCTCAGCCGAGCCGATGACGTCGTCCCACTTCTGCACGTCCGGCCCACGGGCTCCACGCACATGCTCTGAGGCGGTCTTACCGATGGCCTCTGCGACGGCCACCACACCACGCTCCGAAGAGAGGTACTTCGGGTTCACGCCGGTCAGCGGGTCGAAGTCCTGGGTGAAGTCGAAGCCACCGGCAATGCGGTTGCCTGCGTCGTCCTGGGCTCGGATGTTTCCGATGACCCGTTGCATGAACTCGTCGGCCTGCTCGGGGTCGAGGATGTCCTCAAGCCCACGATCGGTGGCCGCTTCGGTGGCCGCTTCGTCAGCGCCGGAAGCCCCTGCATTGTCTGCGGTTTTCCCTGCGATGGCCGGAACGGTGGCCGCTTCGGTGGCCGCTTTGGGTGCGCCCTCGAGCGGCAGCGCCAGCTGCTCAGGCTCGACGAACTTCTCGTCACGGGCGGCTGCCTCAGCAGCTCCCTCAGCGAGGTCGGCGTCCTTGACTGCACCCTCGATGTCACCCTTAGCGCCCTTCAGTGTACCGCGTACGGCGTAGAAGAGGCTGACCGCGCTTGCGATCTGGAGTGCGGCACCAGCATTGCGGTAGCCCTGACCGTTACCTTCACCCGACTGAGTGGGTGGTGGGCACATAGGATAGCTCCTTGAGGGGTTTGTCGGTGGACGTCGGCTGCTTCAGACCTGTTGGTCGCCAGCCTGCCGAGTGCAGCCACCGCATGTGAACTGTGTTGCCCTCCCATGCGAGACAGTGAGGAACGCCGTCGCGACATCCGACGAGGTTCCCCAATGTCTTCAACATTACGGGCAGTTGTTTGCGGGCGAATACTCCGTCCGCGACGGTTACAGCGTCCGTGACCAGCATCCACACTCCGAAGGACTTCTTGTCGATCGGGTATGCGCCGATTGCGGCGAGCGCCTCGTCGTCCTTGTTGCGGACAACTGCGAAGGCGAACTGGTTGGTTTCGACGACAGCCTTGAGGCAATCGCCGGGATGGTTTCCTGTTGCGACCTCGCACTCTTCCCAGTCGAGGGGAAGCACACGGGCTGCGATCTCACACGCGATGTCGTATGTGAGCGGATGAACGCTGTAATTTTCGTCGGACATTAAAGTCTTCGAGCCTTTGGTGTGAAGCTACCTGTCCACTCCGCGAGAACGAAGTTGGACGGAAGGTGGCTATCGTTGATGATGGTGATGGTGACAGTCTCGCCGTTGGTCATGACCGGGACCGAGAAGCGGCCCTTGGCGATAGAGACTTCGTCCGTCACGTTGAACGGGCTGTCGAAGATGCGACCTTCGAATGTCCGTGTGCGTGCTGGGCGGGTGCCCTCTGGCTGGACGGTGACCTGGAAGTATCCAGTACGGTCATAGTCGAGATAGAGGTGAGCGACCTGGAGCCTGCCGTCTTGGCGGGCAATGCCGGTCTCCTTGTCTCGGACGTACAGCGGAGAGAACTGGTACGACATCGTGTAGTCGACACCTGCGAAGAACAGCCGCGATGACCAGTCACCCTGGACAGTGACGTAACCGGCACCTGCGTCCTCGATCTGACCTCGCTCCCCTATCCCCTCTTCGTCGCCACCTCGGGAGACCACTGCGATGCCCGATAGGTCGGCCACTGGGTGGGTGATGGTGGTGATGTCGAGGCTTGCATTGTAGGAGACCGTGCAATCGGCTTCCGTGACGCGCCAGTCGAGGTGCGTGACGAAGTCCTGCTCGTCATCGGTGAGAGCCTGGGACAGGTCACACGTCAGGAGATACAGGGTCATCCCTCTGCGGAGGATCGCGTCTAGCCTCGAGCCGGTGGCCCGTGCGGAGACGATCGCGTCGGTATCGAAGGTCCACTCAGTGAACGCCGACAGCGGACGCTCACGCTGCTTCAACAGATAGGTCCAGACGAACAGAGAGGCGGGCTTCGTGTACGACCCGGAGAACACCATGCTCTCAGTCTTCGACCCAGTGAACGTGTGCAGGTCAGCTGGGATCAGCTTGGGCACATGCTCGGTGATGTCCTCGACGTCAGCCGTGGCGGACAGGGCGTCCACGAACAGCTGGCTGATACCGGACCACTTACCGTGGGCGGTTGGGAGGATCAGGTCTGACTTGAGCAGCAGGGCTGGTACGGCTGGGTCCACTGCGACAGATGTGGTGGGGACGGCGCGTACTGAGCCTGCGGAGAACTCGTTGCCGGAGACGACCACGGACTGCAGGTTATCGGATACGACCAGGATGCGCTCGTTGTACCGGCGCACGGAGCGCACGGACGAGACACTTTCCTCCTCGTCGCCGGAGCACACCACACCGAACGGATCGTCCGGCAGGTACTGCGTCACAGTCTTGCGGTAGAAGTTGTAGATGTCACCCGTCTCGGACCAGTACAGGTCTTCGCCTGCGCCAATACCGAGGCGGTTGTCGTTGAAGGAGATCGCGGTGATGGTCTGACCGACGAACGGCGGAGCCTCGTTGGAGACGTCGCTGCCTGCTTCGCGGGTAAGCCAGGTGGCCGCACCGAATGCCCACACACCACCGGCACCGCGTTGAAGCAGGTACGGCATGGTGTCGGCATCGAGCCCCTGTACGGAACCAGGAGCTGCGCACTCCACCCACGAGTTCAGGGTGGCGTCCCACTTGACGAAGTAGTCGTCGTACGGGTTCTGGTCGTCACCTGTGATCTGGATAGTGAAGCCGTCGACCGGCGTGTCGCGAGGGAGGTCAGAGAACTTGTTGACCGAGCCCTTGATGACCGTCATGGCGTTACCGCCCTGCCCGTCGTCCACGTCGATCGTGAAGTCAGTGGTCGGATGGGAGACGACAATGACGGAGCCGTTGCGGGTGATCGTGTAGCCGGACGCCACGAGCGTATCGAGCGAGCCGATGACGTCGTCGGGCGTGCCTGGGATGTCGATGCCTGGGTCACCATTCACGAGGTAGTCAGCGATGGTGTCCGTGGAGGCATACACAGCCTGGCTGGCCTGGGCACCGTCCGGTGTCAGGTAGGAGACGATCTCGGAACCGTTGACGCGGACCACGTAGTCTCGGGAGAACGCCCCGGACTTCACGTTGATGACCGCCTCATAGGGGCGACCGGAATGCGTTGCTGCATCTTCCGCCACAGTGACAGACCGGGAGGCAATGAAGGTGGTGTCGGCCTTGGTGTAGGCGACGTACTGCGAACGCTTGTCGGTCCCCGCATTGTAGAGCGGGTGGCCTGACGCGAGCGCGAACGACGCGACCTCGGTGCCATCAGACACATCGAACACCTTCAGGGTCTCGTCGAGGATCAGCACCACGTATTGGGAGACGCGGTCCCGATTGATCCAGTGCGCGAACGGCACGACGTTGTCCGTGACGAGGGCGTCGATCAGGTTCAACGGCGGGCGCTTGCCAAGACCCTCCACGGCGGAGTGCCGGGTGTTCAGCTCAGCGGCTGATTGAGTGGGTCGGCGGGTGGCCGGTGACTGCTGGCTGATACCCTGGATCAGGTTGTCGATTACATCAGAGACGCGAGCCATCAGTGCGATCGCGGAGAGAAGCGACCGGCGATGTTCATAGTCGTGCGGTCGGGAGCGTTGAACATATTGTAGTCTGCGGCGTCACCGTCTGTGTTCTGAAGGTTCACCTCAGCACTCTCGATGTCTTCCCGAGTGAAGCGATAGTTGGCGGTCTCGCCTTCGATCTGCGTCTGAAACGCTCGGGTCGCAATCTTGGTGATGTAATCCTTAGCGGCCTGCGGGAGGTCGTCGTATTCGAGGATCACCGTGACGTCGGCGTATAGAGTGCGCGCGATATTGTAGGTATGCTTGAGGCGGTCGTAGACGCGCTTGCCGCGCACGACGAAGCGACCCTTGTCTTCCGGGTAGTAGTCCTCGAAGGACGCCTTGAGGAAGCCAGCCGGGACTTCGATCTCACCGGCATTGGTTGGGGCCAGCGGATAGCACTTGTCGGTGTTGAATGCGTAGCCCACAGACTGAACGCTGCGGGACGCGAGATGGAGCTTCTGGCGAGCGAGCACCGCATCGGAGCTTTGCTCAGCAGCCTCATCTAGGGAGGTGATAGGCGCTTCCTGAATGCTCGCCAACAGCTCGTTGACAGCGTCTAGTTCCGTGGTCGGAATAGTGTACTCAGACATGAGTGTCCTTGATTGTTGGGGAGGATGTAGGAGCGACAATCCCCCCTCCCAGTCATTCCTCTCCAGCTGTTACACTGGGGGTCAAAGGGAGGGGGGACGCGCTACAATCCCGCGCTAGGCGGGAGAGCTAGGGGATCGAGATTAGGCCGAAGCCGCAGTCACGATCGAGCAGGAGGCAGCGTTACGCAGCCAGTCGTGGCCGGTTGCCTGTTTGGCAATCAGCACCCAGACCTGACGGCGACCGTCCCAGAAGACTTCCAGGGACATGCCCATCAGCTTGACGATACCGACAGCCGACTTGTGGGTCGTGACGGCAACGACGTTGCTGTAGTCTGCACGGTACTTGGCGATGACGTCAGCGTCAGCGCTCTCGTCCACCTGCGGGAGGTTCAGCGTTTCGATGAGGGACGTACCCTGGATCGGACCAGAGACACCCTGCGCGAAGGAGCCGATACCACCAAGGTCACGGTTGGTGACCAGGTTCGACTGCTGGATCAGTGCGTACTGAACCGGAGCGAGGAACGTGTTGCGATCCGATTTCGGGATACGCTTCACGGTCAGCTTCGTGTTCGAGGATGCGATCGCAGCGACGAGGTTTGCAACCACCGTGTCAGCGTCAGCGTCAACGATTTCCTCACCAGCGTCAGTCTCACCCGTGATAAGCGGGGTCGTGTCGCGGGAGCCGAGGATGGCACAACGCAGGTTGTTCTGGTCGTACACGTTGGCGATGGCCTCACCCAGCTCGGTCGAGATGATCGAGCGGATGTCGTAGTGGTTCTGCAGCTCTTCGATGTCAGACGTCTGGCTGTCTGCCAGGAGCTTGCCGTCGATCGGGATGACCCGCTCGTTCTGCAGCATTTTCTGACCGTCGATGAACACACCCGGCGTGTGGAGGGAAGCCTTCAGGCGACCCGTGACCGGGAACGTAGCGGACTTACCGCTGGAGATGGACCGTTCGAGGAACTTGCCCATCGTAACCTGCTCCTGGTGGAAGGCCGAGAGGACTTCACCGGAGAACAGTTTGAGGAAGGTCGCGTCGACAGCGCCTGCGCCGTTGATCTGACCGGGGTGAGTGATGTTTACAGCATCAGTCATATTGATATTCCTTGAGAAGAGAGGTTTGATCTGAACGCTCTCGTCTCGACTACTTTTCCGTACACGAAGGTTATCCTCCTCGGAGGGCCAGCGTATTCTGGTAGGTGTCGTGACGGGTGAGCCAGCACCCGAAGGTGCCCCTCAAAGAGGATGGCTAGTCACAAGGAATTGGTGTTGCCACCGGGGATCGAACCCGGATTGCCAGATTGAAAGTCTGGTTTCCTGACCATTTAGAAGATGGCAACATGGCTCCCACCGATGGCTTCGAACCATCGACCTTCCGGTTAACAGCCGGGTGCTCTACCATCTGAGCTAGGTGGGAATAGATAGCCGCCCCGTACCCGAAGGCAGAGGGGGCGACCGAATTACTTCCGTTTGCGGAGGAACGGGATGTCGACCAGCTTGCGTATGCCGTACGAGACAGCAGCGCCAGCGAGGACGATCTGGAGGTACCAGTCAGGGGCAATCTCCAGGGCTTCGAACCCTTGGGAAACATAGGGCTGAAGCTGGGGGATGAACGCCATGACGAGCGGGATGGAGAACAGGATCAGGACATACTCGTCCTTCCAGCTCCGATCCGAGTTCTGGGCCATGATCTTCTCCCAGTCAAACTCGTGGGCCTGCGCATTGGCAGCGAGGTTGATGGCAGCTTGAACGCGGGCCTCAGCGATACGGGCGGTGCTTTCGACCTTGACCTTCTCCAGCTCAATCTTGGCTGCGGCAGTGGCGCGCTGGGTCGCGAAGATGTCCTCCACGATCCCAACGATACCCTTGCCCAGCACGCTGAACAGGTCGCCCATCAGAACGCGGTGGTGACTGCCAGTCGAGCTGCGACCTTCTCACGGAAGGCCGGATCAGACTTGTACTGAGGGTTGTTCATGTCAGCCATGTACTGGGCGTGACTGTCGTAACCCGCACCGGAGGCCGGAACCTGCTCGCCGGTCACGCGCTTCGAAGCGGTCGTGCCGTTGGCCTTCACGTAGGCAGCGTTGATGGCTGCGATCGCGAGCTTGGCCTTCGTGGCTTCACCTGCGGCGGCAGCCTCGTTGAACAGCTTCAGGGTCTCAGGGTCGGCGTTGGTCTTTGCCCACTCAGAGATGGCGTCGAACTTCTCCTTACCACCCACCTCAGCGAGGATAGCCTCGTTGCTCGAGGTGACAGCGGCAGTGGCGTCAGCCGTTGCGCCCTTGATGTAGGCGTCGACCATCTCACCGGAGATGCCCAGCTTGGCCAGCTCCTCGCGGCTCTCAGCGGACACCTCACCCTTCTCGGCATACTCCGTGAAGTATTTGCCGAACTCTCCAGCTTCTTCAGCACTCGGAGTTTCTTCCGATGGCGTCTCTTCAGCCGGTGTTTCGGTGGGTGTTTCGGCGGGCTTCTGTGCGCCCTTGCTGCGCTCCTTCTCCAGCTCGGAGTAGGATGCCAGGAGGGCTTCGGTGTTGACCGACTTCGTCTCCGCGTTCCAGAACTTCTCCGGCACATTGTCCGGGCGCTCTGAAGCCTCCGGTGCGGTGGCACCAGTGACAGTTGCGGGCGTCGTTACTTCATTCGGGACTTGCGTCATGCTTGCTCAGTTGGTTGTTGGAGAAGCGGTGCGACCTGACGGATTGCCTCTGGCGTTGCCGTCTTGAGGAGGTCGTTGGTACCCTCTTCGTCCGTGATTTCCTGCGTCCGATCTTCGGAGTTGACCAGACGGCGAGTGTCGATGCCCAGCGCGGCTGCGCGACGACGGATGTACTCGTTCATGTTGATGACCTTGGCCAGCAACTGCGGGCCGAACTGCTGTTGGATGCCGACCAGTAGGATGTCGAGGCTGTCCAATTCGTTGCGGCGACCCAGTGCGTCCACGCCAGTGATGATCTGGATGTCGACGAGGCCCTGCGGAAGCTGCGGCGCATCGCCGGTCTTCTCCATGACCTTGATCCGTTGGCGGATGTACCACACCTGGAGGTCCGTTGCGAGGCGGGAGTAGAAGCCTCCAAGGGCGCTCTCCAGCTCTTGAGCCATGAACCTGATCTCCTCAGCTGTGACGCGCTCGGCGTTACGCTGGATTGAGGTGTTCATGAGGAAGGACATTCCGAGGCGGGCTTCGATCCGCTCGACAAATGAGACGGCGACCTGGAGGTCAGCCACCTTATCCAGACGGAAGGCGGTAACGTCGGACGCATCGCCCATGAGGACGTCGCCGTTCGCAGCCTTCTGCAGCTTGTCGCGTGAGATTGGCGACCCAGGGCGCACGAACAGGATGGTCTTGACCATGAGGGCCACACCCTGGACGATGCTCTCTGTGAGGCTGTCCACAGTCTTGAGGTCAGCGATCAGGTCGTCGAAGAACGCACGACCGTGGTTCTCTCCAGGGATTTGCGTGTGTCGCAGAACGCGCCACGGCATGTCATCCTCGTTCGGGTATTCCGACCGGCTGTCTTCAACGTAGACGTCTTCGACATACTGGAACTCCTGGAACCGCTTCCCTTCCATGCGCTCGAGGACAGTGTACACAGACACTTCCTTGCGCTCGGACCCTGTGTTCGGGTCCTTCTCAGGGACAACAGCCTTCAGGTCTTCCGGCAGGGCTTTGTACGCGATGCACTCTTTGACAATCACCTTGAGGATGTTGCCGTCGAGGTCACGCAGGACGCCGAACTGGTCGAGCTTGTAGTAGCGGAGCTTCGCTTCCTTCTGCAGCATACGGAGCAGCACATCGCCTGTACACAGGTGGGTGCGGATCGCGTCGAAGATCGTGGCCCGGTCACCGGACGCTTCGAAGTTACGACGGAACTCTTGCTCGTAGCCAGACAGCGCACTGTCGAACTCAGCGGCCTCGTCCTCAGACAGACCAGCTTCCTCAAGGCGCTTGGAGGAAATGTTGCCGCGCCAGTTGGCCGTGTTCGGAGGGAACAGCGTCAGCAGCACGCGGGAGGTAAGGTTGTTCAAGCCACGGGCACCGACCGACTGCCACGGTTGGACAAGTACGGAGGTTTCACTGTGGCCGTCAGGGGGCATCAGGGAGGGAACGGAGAATGCGGAGTTCTCCCGCGCACGGCGCAGCGGCTCGTTGCGGTGACCCGTTAGCTTCTCGTATTCCTTCTCGATGTCACGTCCCTGCGGTGAGGGATTGCTCATATCTGCAGACCAGACGCCCGAGACGGGATGTTAAGAGCGGAGTTGACCGGGAGGGTGCGGACCTGCGAGCGGCCTTTTGGCTTCGCCGGGTCCTGGTTGCCTCCGATCGACAGAGCTTCTGCAGTTGCCTGCTCGCTCGGGTCCGGGGCTTCAGCCGCTTTCTTCTGGCGGGGTGGGCACATTAGCCTCTCTCCAGTTGTTGCTTGTAGTGGGATTCCAGGAGGTCGATCACCTCCCGCTGTCCGACCTGCTTTGCGATCTGGAGGGTGGAGATGTCCTCGACCTTGCGAGGGAGCGTGTCCGGGTAGACCTGACGGAGAAACTCCACCAGGCCCACCGGGATCGCGGGGGGTTCGAGATCAGGCTTGCTCATTCCGAGCCTTGTACTTCTCGAGCAGGGCGTTGACCTTGGACGGGTCCGTCATCTTCATGCGGTCGTCGATCAGTGTCTCCTGCAGCTCAGCGTCGAGCACGATGGCACAGCCTGACATGATGTGCGTCAGGTGGCTCAGGCCGCTCTCAGGGTCGATGTCCTCCCCTGCCCTGTAGCGGAGCAGGTGACGCTCGATGGCGTCGAGGTACACTGACGTTGCGACCGGCTCGGAGCGCCAGTTCATTGGACCGTACTTGGTTGCACCCAGGCGGAAGACCTGGGCCATCTCGATCGTAGCGATCTCAGGGACCAATGAAGCGCACACCTTGTGCTTGGCAGCCACACCCTTCGGGTTGCGGAGTTTGACGTCCACCACTGTGGAGGTCTTCAGTCGCTCCTCGGAGCAGCTGGCGCACCAGATATACCCAGGCTCTCCGCAGTGGAGGACACCGTGTTTGCACTTGGTCGGCTCCTCAGTGGTTACCGGCCTGTCGTGCACAGCGCAGCTTCCGACAGTGGAGCAACGCTTGCGACTTGGGCAGTCGTGGCAGTGACCGTAATTACTCATTGTGGAGGCTCCCATAGGATGACTTCCCCGACATCGAAGTCGAAGTCAGAGGACTGAAGGATACGAGTAAGGCGGGCATTGAGCAGCGCATCAGCCGGGGCGAGGCCCTTCTTGATGAAGCAGTCAACGACTACCTCCCAGAGGTCGACCAGATGGTCAGGCTCAGGGAGCACCTTGGCGGCTGTCTTGGGGCCGAACGTCGGACACCCTGGGATGTTGTCGACAGTGTCCCCTGTGAGGACCTGCCGCATCCAGATAAGGTCGGCCTCCTCCTGGGAGACTTTGACCACGCCCTCCTTGGGCTTGAGCGGATTGTAGTGCAGGCCGGGAACGGTGCGCATGTCCTTGTCACCGGACACGATCACTGTAGTTCCTGGCTTCGACCGGGTCTGCCAGATGCCGAGCACGTCGTCGGCCTCCAGCTCGTCCTTGCGGAACCCGTTGTACTTCTCGATGCCGTAATCAAGCAGCGCCTTCAAAGCCATCGGCTTGCGGGTGCCTGCGCGGTTCGCCTTGTACTCGGGGTAGATCGTCCTGCGGAAGTTGTGACTGCCGGACACAGCGAAGCGTGCCTCTGAACAGCCGGTCTCCTTCAGGATGAACTCGATCTGGTCGTCGAGGTAACGCTGACACGCGACCTCGTCAGTGTGCAGCGTCCAGAGCCACTCGTCCCATTTGATCGGTACCTCACCTCCGGCTGCAATGCGGAAGGCAAGCATGTCTCCGTCTAGGAGAGCGGTGCGTTTTGCCATGTCAGCTTGTAGCCTTCAGGTGTGAGGTAGATCGTACCACCCCGACTGTCGGTAGTCGGATCATAGGTGGTGATGAGGTTCAGCTCCAGCAGCTCCATGACCTGCAGGATGTTAGCGCGGATGAACTCACCCTTGACCCTTTGAGGGTTGCGCATGATGTGTTTCAGGACCTCAAGGCCCTGTGGGGTGTCAGGCTCACCACTAGTGAGTGTCACGCCAGTTGGCTCCAATGGAGTATTCCCCGTCGATTGGGCAGCGAGACTGGAAGTGCTCGCCGGATTGTTGGATTGCGAGGACCAGGGTTTCCCCCACTTCCTCAGCGATGTCTGGGTGGGCCGACACCTGCAGCTCGTCGTGATTGAACGAGTGCTGAGTAAAGTCGACGCCGTGCACGTAGCCCCGTTCCGTCATGATCTGATGGAAGCGGACGTCAGCCCATTTCATGGCGATAGCCTCTGCCGATTGCAGCAGGTAGTTCAGCACCGTGTAGTCGGACTTGATCGGGATACGCCGACCGTCGAGACCGTTGATGTACTGAGACGATGGGACCAGCTTGCCGCCTTTGAAGCGCGCAGTCTGGCGCAGCTTCTCGTTCAGACCCTCGACCAGTGTGCCGAGACCTTCGATCCGGGTCTCCATCAGCACGCGAGCTTCAGCACCCAACCGGCGCTGCTCCTTGGCGGATGCAGACGGGTCGATGATCGAGCCCAACTTCTTGTCGAACGCGCCGAACAGGTAGGCGTAGTTCATCGTCTTGCCGCGCGCCTTCGGTGAGCCAGCAGCTGTGGCCTCGAACCCGAAGATTTCAGCGGTATAGATGTGAGGGTCGCCGTTCAGCAGAACGTCACGGTACGCACCATTGTCCCACCGACCGAGGTAGTGAGCAAGCCACCGGAGCTGGGCCGAGGTGGCGTCAGCACCGACCAGCACCTTACCAGGTTCTGCGGTGTACAGTGCGCGGCACTCAGCGCCGAGGAACTTACCGACCTTGGGGACGGCAGTGACGTTCGGCTTGGAGTGCGACATGCGGGATGTCGGAGCGCCCATGTGGTTGACCCTGCCGTGGATGCGCCACGTACCAGCCTTGTCCTGTTGGGCGAGGTTGATCCATGAGCCGTTACCGTTGGCCAGTGCGCCTTCCCTCTTGGTGAGGGCCAGGTACTTGATGAGCAGCGCAGCTTCTGGGATGTGAGCGAGGCCGGACAGCATGTCCTCGTCGACGACCGGGTCGCCGCCTTTGGTGTACTGCTCAGGTTCCCACCCGAAGCGCTCCTTGAGGACCTTGGCGATGTGCTTACGGGAGCCGGGGTTGAAGGTCACGCGGGTGATCTTCGTCCACTTCTCCCCCTTGGTCATCGTCTCCAGCGGAGGGCCGATATAGTCCTTCAGACGCTTGCCGGTCTTATCGGAGAAGCGCGGCACACGGATGTCATCGAACTGCTTGAGCTTGTTCTTGCAGGTCCGCTTGGCCACCATAGGTGTTGCCACCCACCATGACCCGAAGGTTTCGATCAGCTCGTTCTCGACCTCGATACGCTGTTGCGCCAGATCGCCTTGCAGCTCACGAGCAGCGTCCATATCGAACGGGAAGCCAGCCGCCTCCTGCTTGTCGAGCACGCGGACAATGTCCTGTTCCAGCTCGATCGCAGCGCGCGGCGGGTCACGCTCCTCAATGAACTTCAGGAGGCTGGTAGTTACGCGGGTGTCTTGTTCCGCATAGTCCTGCATCTCAACCGACCAGGTCTGCCATTCATCGGGGCTCTCGAAGTCGTCCTTCATGACGCCGAGCCGTTGGCCCCACGACTTGAGGGAGTGGCGCTTCATAAGCCCAGGGTCGAGCACCCCCTTCTTCACGAGACCTGCATCCAGACCGTAGAGGTCCGGCCACATGGTCCGTGTTGCAACGATTGTGTCGAAGAACTTGCAGCCTTCTTTCGGTGACCACCAAGGGTACACCTTCTGTATCGCAGGGATGTCGAAGTTGATGATGTTGTGGCCGATCAGCTCGTCTGCTTCGGCTAGGATTGCGAGACCCTCCTTGATGGGCATGTAGCCCGGCTGGTCTGCACAGCTCCACTCTTGTCCAGTATCTGGGTCCTGAATTGTCAGGGAGTGTAGCTTAGTGAGCTGCGGCAGCAGCCCGTTGGTTTCGATGTCGAAGACCTTGCGGTTCAATCGGCCTCCTTTCGCTTATCAACGAAGCTGAGATTGTTGAAGACCTGCTCGGCAACGCCTTCGACCATCGCGTGGATACAGCTGCGCTTCACCTCGTCGAGGATGTCAGCAGACAGACCGTAGCTCAGGTCGTCGTTGCGGAGTGTCGTGCGGTACATCAGTGGCGGGATGCGCACCTCAGTGATCGCGAACGTCGCGTGAGCCTCGGCCCTGTACTCCTCAGTCACAGTCCCGGCGTAGCGCACGGAGCGCATGATGGGTGCCAGGGTCTTGGCCTTGTTCTCAGCGAACTCACGGACGGCGCGTGAGTGCCGCTCGATCATGTTGCTGAGCTGAGTGTTGAGGTAGCGGTTGGCCTTGCGGAGCGTCGTGTTGTTGGACGTCATGTCCGACAGGTTCAGCTCAGTGTTACTCAGCTTCACCTGGGTTGCGACGAGTTCGGTGTTCAGCTCGAAGACTTGCATCTCCAGCTTCCGCTTCTCGTCGAATGTGATGAACGCCACCGAGGCGGCGATGACAAAAGCCACCGTCGCCACGATTGCGGTTGCGTAGAGCTGAAGCTCGTTCACGAGTAGGCTCCGTTCGGAAACGGCGTTCCGTACCGGGAGTTGTTCGCGACCAGCTTCTTGAGGATACCGGCGTTGCGGCTCTCGATCGTCTGGCCCCGCACCGGATACTTGCGTGTCCGCTTACGGAGGCGGCGAGGATAGGCAAACGTCTTGGGCTCCTCGGGCTGCACCATGAGGGCTGCAGCTTTGAGGGCCATTGCGTGTTGTGCTGCTTTAGTCACGGTTGAACACCTTCTTATTCAGGGCAAAGAACATATCATTCGACTTCCGCAGCAGCGGACGGAATGTGTACCGCGCGATGAAGCTGTGGATGCCGTCGAAGAACTCGAGGACGTACCGGCCAAACAGCGAGCACAGGATGAACGGGAGGAACGGGATGGCGATGACGATAGCCAGCACCCAAGCCGCCCAGTTGAGCGAGAGCTGCAACAGGTAGGCTGGAAGGTGCTTTGGTGATGTCTTCGCCAGCTTCGCCACGTCCTTGAATGGACGTCGGACTGCTGTGCGTCGCATCAGAGGTAACGCTCCAGTTCGTTCTTGAGGTCGACCAGCTTGGTCACCTCGTCAGCCACGTCGGACTGCACTTCGGAGGTAGGATGCCAAGCCTCGTACGAGACGATGTCCTCGAGGTTCTGGATGGCGTCCTGCAGGCGGTTGTAAATGTCTTGCATGTGTCTATCCCTGTGTTGCCAGTTCTTCCGGCACGACGAACGTGTAGCCGGGGTACTTGTTGTGGAGACGGGTGAAGCGACGGGTTGAGCGCTCGACGTCCTGGGAGCCCAGGTCGCGCGCGACAAACGTCATGTTCCGATTGCGGACGTCTTCACGGAATTGCTCGGAGATGTACCAATCACCATCGCTGCGGACTGCGACCTTGCTGAGACCGAGGTCCATGCGAGATACGTAGTCTGACAGTTTCTGGTTGGCGACGACCGCCTTGCGGAGGAACATCACCTGCACTTCGGTGCCTGTGTCTGGGTGCGGGAACTCGTAGATCGAGGCGATCTCGGAGCCGAAGGCAGTGTCTTCGTATGTCCCGCTGACGAGCGGTATGGCCCATGTGGATACATGATCCGCGAAGGAGCCCGGCGCATGGTCACCGTCCATGATAGCCTTCCACGCAGGGAACACATCTTCGGAGACGAACAGGTCGTAGTCTTTGATTGGACGCTCGAGCAGAGCATCGCGGACAGCACCACCGGCAAGGATAACCTTGGTGGATAGCAGCTCAGAGAGCTTGTCCATTACATCTCGCGCAGGGGCGAGGCGTTCTTCAGCGCGCAGCTTGGCGTGCATGAGGGTCGTGAGCGAGAAGTCACGCTCGAGGGGAGACGGGTGTCGTTCCATTAGAAGTCCTCTGTGCTGATGGGGGGTCCGTCCGTGGTGAAGCCGTGTTGCTTGGCTTCGTCCTTGGCCGGTGCTGGGTGCAAACGACCCGTCTCCAGATCGTAAGCCATGCGGAAGGTCTGACCGACCGCTCTGCCGTAGTCCCGATACTTCAGGATACGGAAGGTTGTGACAGTGCGCTCGTACTCGTCGTCGTCCTGCTGGTTTCTCTCGAGACCAATCATGACGTGCGACCAGAAGCCGATGGCGCGGCTGCCTTTGAAGTGCCGGATGGTGACCCGCCCGCCTTCCTCGTGAGGTTTCCCTTCGGGGGTGGCTAGGTGGGAGACGACCCAGAGGACCACGCCGTACTGCTGGGCAATGCCCGACAGCTCAGCCATGATCTGCTCGATAGCTTTCTTCTCGTCGTCCTCCATCGCAGCGAGCGCTGTGAGGTGGTCGAGGTAGATGTGCTTGCACTTGTAGCCCACGGCGAAGTGGGTGATGACTGACCTGATCTGGTTCCAGTCTGCCGACCCGAAGCTGTCATACAGGTAGAGCCGGTTGGTGGAGCTGATCTCATCGACAGCTTCCTCCAGTTCATCCTGGGTCCAGCTGCCGTCAGCAATGTGGAACATCTTGCTCTTGCGCTTACCGGCGATCCTCTTGACGAGGTCCGGTGCTGGGGTCTCGAGGAAGATGGTGCCGATTGGCTCCTCCTCTTCATCCAGCTGCATGGCGATCTGTTCCGACAGGGCGTCGGTCTTGCCGACACCCGTACCCGCACCGATCATGATGACGTAGCCATCGTGGATACCGAAGGTTGCCTCGGTCATTCCGGGTACGAAGTATTTGCGGCCCATAACGGACGGGGTGATCGCCTTGTCGCGAACGTCCCCTACCGACACGATGCCGTCAGGTCTGTACTCCCGTGCGTTCCAGCAGGCGTCGTTGATCTCCTTTACACGTCCGGCCATGAGCATGTCGCTCGCGTCCTTCAGAGGGAGGGAGGCAATGTGTGCCTTACCTGGAGGGAGGATGGATGCGCACCGACGTGCTGCGTCCTGGCCCGGCTCGTCCATGTCGAACATGAACACGACCCGGTCGAACTTGGTCAGGAAGTCGATGCCCTTCTCGACGTCACGGTGAGCGCCAGCTGCGCCACCTGATACCGAGACAACAGCCCACTTGTTACCGAACACTTGGGATACGGACAATGCGTCCAGCTCACCCTCGGTGACAATGACCTGCTTACCACCGTTCTTCCACAGCCATTGGCCGTAGAGCGGTGCCGCCTCCTTCTTGTTGCCGAGCCACGGCATGGAGGACTTGTCTTGGAAACGGAGCTTCTGTGCCACAACGTGGCCGTCCTTGTCGCAGTAGTTCACGACGTGGACAGGTTGCCCCTTGAACGAACCCGTCTCGTACCGCCACTTGCCGCAGGTCTCTTGGTTGAGCTTGCGGGCGCGGAGGTCGGTGACGGAGCCGTCGATTAGGTCTTCCGGTCTGGCCTTGCGTGGTCCAGCTGAGGAACCATCGGAACCATCCGGGTGGAAGTAGGTGTCACAGCTGTAGCAGAACTTGTGTCCGTCAGTGTACACCGCACAGGCGTCGGAGGAGCCGCACTTGTCGCACGGCCCCTTCTCAATCAATTCGCTTTCAGACATGCGTTCTCGAACAGCACGTACACCCAGTAGAGTGCGAGCAGGCAGACCCAGATCGTCACGAATGCGTCGAACAGGAAGTAGCTGCCCGGCTCGTCATCACGAGGGTGCTTCATCATTCGTTGCTGGCGATAATCAAACCGCCGATCACGTTGAGGGCGAGGCTGATGCCAGCGACCCAGCGGTACAGACCAACGAAGTCGTCGGCTTGCATCGCGAACGAGAGGCTGAGGCCGATGCCTGCGATGACTGCGCCCATAATTGCGCTACCCATGACGGAACTCCTTGAGAGCTTTGCGGCCAGCTTCGACTGCCTCGTCCTCGGGCGTGCCCGTGAAGATGAGGAACTCGATGTAGCGGCGGGTGAACAGACCCTCGACCGGGGTGCGGCGACCGTCAGCCAGCGTAGTGCGTGACCATGCGGTGAACGCCTCGTCGATCTCGAGGGGCGGCAGCTTCGACACCATCTGCTTGTACAGGGTGGCGAAGTCTGAAGCGTGACACTCGACCTGACCAGCTTCGATCAGGACGCGGAGTGTCGACTTGCGATAGTTGTGTACGCCAATGTTGAAGATGAACGACAGCAGAGCGACCTGCTCATCTTCTGTGGCAGCTGCGAACGTGGCGTCCTGACGTGCCGACGCATAGCGAGCGACGACGTCACCGCGCAGGATCGCACGGGCTTCCCCGAGCGTGACCCCTTCAGGGTACATCTCGTAGGCAATGCGCCGGTCCTCGTGGCGGGACAGGTAGAGGGGACGACCAGTGTCCGGGTTGAACAGTGCGTGACCGAAGCCCACCGTCGCTATGCCTGCCGGGTCGGCGGCGATCTCGAAGATGTCCTTGGTCGACGGGTCACCGTCATGCAGACCCTCGAGTTTTTCGAGCAGGCTGCAGGTGCGGTCGATGACTGCGGTGGCCTGGCAGTATTCCGGCGCGTCAGTCACGTCGGGCTCTGGCACCACAGGTTCCGGCTTGGTGGCCGGTGGTTTACGTCTTGCCATTCGGGAGGAGTTTCTCGACTTGGAGCTTGTCTTGTGCAGCGGCTATAGCGAGCCATCGGTCTGGGCAGATCGGCTCATCGAGCCATGTCTGCGGGACCAGTTTGTCTGCATACTGAAAGCCATACTTCTCACACCACATGGCGTACGTCGTCTTCGATCCCTTGTTGATCGGGGCTGCCGACCGGGAGAACACGAAGCGCACGTCGAGTGCTGAGTGTAGGGCGCGAATGTGCTTATGCTTCTGCCGGTCGTCCGTGAGGAAGCGACCCTTCCCTTCTACAATCACTCCGTTCGGGAGGATGAAGTCGGGCGTGTAGTGGCTGAGCTTGGCGGGCTGGATGAACCAGACCTTGCGTTGTTCGTACTCGAACTCGACGCCTTGTCCGTCCAGCTGGTTGGCGATGCGGAACTCCAGCCCGCTACGGTATTCGCCGTAACGGGTGGAGCTAACTTGCTTACGCCTCACGCTGACCTAGAAGTCAGCCGCGCCGGGAGTGTCGTCGTCGGACGCTTCGGAGTTGTCGTTCGCAGCAGATGCCTGAGCACCGCCGAGGTCTTCAACCGAGAAGCCATCTTCCACACCGAAGCCGTAGCTCGATGCCGAACGCTGACCAGGACCGGCGAGGTCGATCACCTGCACTGCCTCGATCTCGAGGGACAGTCCGCAGGCACCAGTGCCGGGCACGAAGTAGCCGTCCTGGAAGTACGAGAACGCGACCTTGGCCGTCGAGCCGGACCACACCTTCTCGGTCTGGGACGGTGACAGCGGTTTGCCAGCTGCGTCATAGACCGGGATCGGGCGGGCTTGCCACGTCTTGCCGGTCTTCTTGCTCTCGCCGCCACACTTCTTCATGAAGCTGACGAGGTAGAAGCCAGTCTCTTCCTCGGTTTCCTTGTCGTACTCCGGGGTGCCGATCTCGTTGATCGTCAGCTCCTTGAGTTTCTTGCGGGCAGCCGGGGACAGCGCCTTGAACTTCTCTTCGCCTTCAGCAACAGCTGCGTCGAAGTCGTCCTGCACCTGAGACATCAGCTCATTGTACGCATCAGCGTCGAGCTTCAGCTTGGTGCCGAACTTGTTGAACTTGTCCGGTTTGGTCGGGTCGAAGTTCGGCCACACCAAAGTGCCGACCGGGGTGGTGACCTTCACGCGAACGGGTTTGTCTGTCATTGACAGTTCCTATGATTTGAGGATGGAGGTTTCCGCTTCGCGCAGCTCTGCCTTGCGATCGCGGCGTGTTGATTGTCCGTTGTCGGACCAGACCTGCAGGTACTGACGGAGGGCACGGAACTCTGGGTTCCAGTGTCCGCTGTCGTGACTGGTCATGAGGTTGCAGCACCGCTCATACATCTCGAGCGGGTTGAGGTCATAGACCTTGCAGATCAGGGTGAAGAATGTGGCGGCTGCGACGAGCCGTTCTTCTTCAGGTTTTGCTTGGATTGCGCTTGCGAGAGCGACGACGCTTCGCGACGTGCTTGTTGCGTTGACCATCCCGAGGGACATCGGGTCCACTCTGCGGGTGTCGAAGTGCGCGGGGGGTAGGCTCATTCGGGAACAGGGTATCCTGTAGCCAGGCGCGGGCTTCGCGGTTGCGACCCTTACCTGAGAGGGAGACGACGGTGTCCCCCACCCTGATCTCGTTGTGAGCTGCATCACGTTTGATGATGATGGTAGTCATGGGTGGGGTACTCCGATTACTGAGGTTTCTTGCGGGCGTGTTCGAGCTGCTCGATACGGTCACGCACCCATTCGGCAAACGTGACGACACCGAGCGCGGCCCAGACCAGAATGAAGAGAGGCCAGATCACGATGCAGGTACCCCAGCGGGTATCCTGAGGGGCGGTGAGCTGGTTGCCACGGGTGGCGTCTTGTATCTGGATGCCGATGAGGGAGAAGACGAACGTCACTCCCCCGATGGCGAGGTAGGCGGCGACCCAGAGGGCGATGGCGAAGAGGGCGCTAATCAATGAGAGCCTCCTTCACTTCCTTGTTGATTTGCTGGGCGATGCGCCAGCTTGTGCGCCACTCGATCGACCTGTTGGCGCGGATAGCGCTGGCGATGTTGGCGATGGTGCGGCACTTCACATGCGGGTTCAGTCCGCATGTCCGCAGGTACACATCAGGGTTTGCCTCAATGATACGCGCGGCAGCTTCCCGCCCTTCGTCACCATGATACGTCGCGAGCTTCACAGCATTGGCGATAAGGAGGCGGTCGGGGGTGAGGCACTCCTGCCGCGCCACCTTGAGCTTCTCCTTTTCAGCCTTCGCCTTCGCCTTCTCCTCGGCCTCGACACGAGTGGCTTCCTCAGCCTTGAGGTATTCCTCGCGAGACTGGTAGAGGCGGGTCAGGAAGGTGACGTCGTCGACCGACAGTGGGGTCTTGCCGTTGCGACGGGCAGACCAGTAGGCGAAGTCGCCAGCTTCGCGCCATGCGAAGGCTTCGATGAGTGCGTTGGTGTCGCCAAGGATAGCGGCACGCAGATGCCCCTGCTCGGACTCCTCGTTACCTGGACCGAAGTTGCGGAATGCAAAGCAGGCTGCCGGGATAGCGATGGCGAGGGGGTTGAATGTGATGTTGGTAGAAGTCAACTTTTTCTCCAATGGAGGCGACTAGAAAGTCTGTTGCGGATAAGTCGCTGCGCTCCCTCCGTGGTTATCCCGGCTGGGTGGGTACTTAAGGTGTACTTAAGGGGACCACTTCAGTGTCATCCTGGGGAACTCATCCAGTGGTACCAGCTAGTGGATAGGCATAGGGAACACGGGGGTTCCACTCACCTATCAACATCCACTGAGCAGTTCACACACTAGGATCGAGACCATGAGGGCGCAGCAAGTGCCGCCAAAAGAGAGACCCCCTCAGCGTGAACTGAGAGGGCCAAGTCGGAGGCACTTGAGGGGGACACTAGCGAAAGGGTGTCCATATACTGGGGGGAATTAATCGACTGTCGTTAACTGTCACCTACCGGAACAAGAAAAGAACATTTAGCTGAAGAACATCAAGGACTTACGCACTTGCTCCACGTCGAACGTCCCGACGACAGGCGGCTCCGGCAGCTCCACTCCGGCCAGCTGCTCCCACTGGATTTTCAGGCCCTGCAGGATGTTGCGGCGGTACAGATCAGCGAACGCATGGCGGGTGTTCTCATGCAGAACCGGCATCGCCTGGGCGTGGCAGCCGAAGCTGTCGTGGATCATGAAGAAGTCGTTGACCCCAGCCGCCCGAGACCGATTGATGGTCGACACCATGTGAGCGGCGTCGAAGGAGTGCACAACGTTCGGGGCCGACCCGTTCTTGTGATCCTTCGGGCTGATCTCCTTGGTCTCCAGCTGGAGGACCATGCGATCTCTACCCGCACCTGATCCTCTCCGGTCACTCTCAATGCGCATTTCCTTTGTCTTACGGTACCGCTGGAGCACCGGCCAGCCGGAGGCGGACGTCCACTCGAAGTCCTGCCCCGTCTCCTTCGTGACCACGTTGCAGCACTCCTGTATCCACGCCATCGCACTCATGGCTGCGCCGATCGTCTCCGTCACGGCCTGCCAAATGGTGATCTCGCAGTGGCCACGGGTCTCCCTGATGCGGTCATGGTCGAGGTCGCCGTCCTTCGTGCGCCACGGTGCCTGCTGCCCCGTCTTCTCCGCCCGCTCCTCGAGTGCCGAGCGGATGTAGTCGTTGGCGCTGTGCTGGCTCAGGCCGTAGGGGATCGTCATGACTGTGCGCTTCGTCTCCTTCCGGGTGATGCCGAACTCCAGCATGTCCCCTGCCCCACGGGCGAACTCCGTCCCGTCCTGCACAGAGTTGCGCAGCTTGGCCATCGTCCGCTCAGCGACGTCGCCGTAGATGTCCTCCGGTCGGTCAGCCGGTACGAGGTTCACGGCCTTGGCCCCCTCATAGTCCCGCGTCATGGCGCTCAGGTGCTGCAGCCCATTGCAGGTGCCGTCGATCGACACGGGCAGGCGGCTCTCGTAGCCGTAGCCGTGCTCCCGGTACGCTGCCCACTCGAAGCAGAAGGCGAGGAACAACCACGGGTCCCCAGCCTGACGCCACCACGTCGTGGCAATCGGGTCCTCCGCACAGGCGACGATCTTCTTGGTGTTCTCGAGGACCCACTTGTGTCGCAGGTCGAAGGGTAGCTTGTCGGCCTTGCCGTATGGCGTGTCCTCGCCCCAGCTGTTGGCTCCGTGGATGGCCAGCCACATCTCCCCGCCCTCGTCGGTGATGGGGACGGCGTTGGCGAACTCGAGCAGTGCCTTCTCCAGCTCCGTGCCTTGCGGCGTCAGCCCAGACTGCACCGGATACATCCGTCCACGGAAGTCACAGTGCCAGCCGTAATAGAACTCCTCCTCGCGGGCCAGCTTGTGGGCCAGGTCGAGGGCAGTCTGCATGGCCACCCGCTTCGACAGGCTCTGCCGGTTGGCGCTGTGTATCTGGGCAGCACGCTGCGACCATGACTTCCACACCTCCTCACCGGCATCCTGCTTCGGCTTGACCGGCAGGTCCTGCGGCTCGAGCACCACCATGTCCCCACCCACACAGGTACCCTCGTCGCTCAGGTACTGGAGCACGTCGAGGACCTTGCGGTTGACCCTGAAGGGTGTGGCCTGGATGGTATTGAGGGCGGCGTACACAGTGTCCAGCTGGCCGTTGCGGTGGTGCTCGAACAGCTTGTCGAGACGTGCCCGGCTGAAGTCCCTGCCGAGGATCGTGAAGGAGCGCACTGAGTAGGACCAGAAGATGCCCTCGACGGGGGACGACCAGTTGCGGGGCGGCACCAGCGACGGCTCGACGTGAGCGTGCAGCAACCCAGCCCGTGCCTGGGCCTGGTCGAACTTCTCCACCCACTCCTCGGCAATCTCCACCTCGGTCACCGACCGGCGTCCACCCTTGACGTTGCGGGTCACGGTGCGAGCGATGCCGGTGCGCTCCATGATGAGGCGACACAGCTGCGACCCCAGCTTCATGGCGTCCGCCCTGTTCCACCGCTCGACAGTCAGGCCGACGTTCTCCAGCGAGGTGTCGATCCGCTTGTCTGCCTTCCACTGGGGCTCAGCCCGTGCTGCTGCCTGCTTCTGATTGTTCTTGGCCAGCAAGCGGCTCTCCTTCCAGAGCGCACGGAACCGGGCATATCGCTCGAGGTCCTCGCTCACCTTGGACGTGGCGTGGCTGTAGGTCCCACCCACGAAGCCCGCCTGAAGGATGGCCTGCAGCGTGATGTTGGCGACGGCCAGCGGGTCGAGCCCCTCGATCATGTGCCGCAGCTGACCACCCGGCTGCCGACCACGGCGTGCCTTCTGTGCCTGCTCGAACACCTCGTCGAGGAGACCAGCCTCCCCTGCCTGATAGCGGATGATGGCCTCGCAGATCGGGCCGAGCATACGGCGGGCCAGCTCCTTGCCGCCCGGTGTGCTGTCCACGTTGCCAGCCTTCAGCTGCTGCTCGCACCACCGCTCGAACTTCTTCGTGCCGAGGTCCACGCCTTCGATCTCACGGGCACGCTGCCGGTCGATCAGCGCAGGGTCGATACCACGCTCCAGCATCTCCGCCCCGGCACGGATGTCGAACCGTTCCTCCGGTGTCAGTGCCGTCTCGACACTGTCTCCCGACACGGACACGTTATCTGTTTGCGATTGCGGATTGTTGTCTACCACCACCTCAAAGGGGCTGTTGTCATTGGCTGCATCAGCCGTAGGCACTGGGGAAGTGGCGGTTAATTTTTGATTGTCGCTAGTTGTCATCAATTACCTCGAGGATTTTAAGTCCCCTGTGTCTACCATTCCACCAAGCGCGCGAACCCTTGTGGTTGCCTTTCTGGCATACACGCCCAATCCGCGACAACACCATGTGTCATCATGAACTTTGAGCATGTCTCAGAAT